ATTTTTTAAGGAAGCCGTTTCGTCGGCTTTCCTTTGTTTTGAGGAAAACTTTATGGAACAAAAGACTAAACGGGGCGGTGTGCGTGTCGGTGCAGGTCGAAAAAAAGATGAAAACCATCCTAGCACAACCTTTCAATTTAAAATAAAAAAACACGAACTTGAAAAACTGAAAAGCCGTGCGGCGGCTAAAAATATGAAAGTGTCTACATTTGTAAAAGATATTCTATTTTCAGCGATTTCGGATACTTGATTTTTTAACATAATCTATATTATATTATGTTAATCACACCTATACAGACGCAAGTCTGAAAATGTTGCTAGGTTGTGATTTGATTTCAGTGAAGCAGACGCAAGTCTGAAAATGTCGTTAGGTTGTGATTTGATTTCGGCGGAGTAGGCGTAAGTTTGCTCCGTTTTTTTTTATTCTTTTCAAATTTCTATCAAAAAAAACGGACGGACACGCAGGAGCTGTTAGCGCGTCCGTCCAACTTTTAAGGAGTCTACTTTTATAGTCATTTTTTCATTTTTCAGAACTCTCTCCGATTACACTTTCAACCGTTTCGCCCCACAACTCCCATTCTTGTACTAATCTTTCATAATACGCGATTATTTCGGCATAATCTTTGACGCTATGCGGTGTTTCAATTCGGATCCGTTGAGGCTTCGGCGGTAGTGCAGGCGCGTAAATTTCAGTTGACTTGCACGCGCTCATTATTGTGCTTAATAATATCGCCGATAACAGTATCAATATCATCATCATTTTGCGCATTTCTAATTCTCCTTAATAATTCTGCATTATCTTTTTGAATTGCTCCCAAACTTCGGGCGTGGTCAAGTAAATAGCGTATGTTGTCATTACGCCGCTCAATCTTCTTTTTTAAAACGCGATTATCTTTCACCTTTTCAATCAAAAGTTTTACAAGAAATGCACAAATTAACGCCAAAACCGTTGCGATTAAAATTAAAACTAAAATAACATTCATCACATATCCCCCATATCATTTTTATCGCCGAACCGTATCTCTTTTACTTTATCCAGCACGATTGAAAGGTACACGGGCGAGAAACACGCCGCAATCCCTATTCCCGAAAACAGCACATCTTTAACGGATATATCTAGGGGCGTTCGCAAGAATTTGAACGCGCTCCACCCTGCAATCCAGATAGCGGCGATAAGTTGACTTTTAAGCGATACGGGCTTTGCCTGAAGTTCTCGCTTTGATTTCTCCAATTTTTCAGATTGTGCAGATTTCTGCATTTTTACCCCCTTATTAAACTTGCGTAAATATGCGCTTGCTTTCTAAAACGCCGTACTTCACTGTATTAGCTCCGTCTAAAGGGTCATACGCAACGCCGCCCTTACCGTCTCCGAGAACGAAGTGAGCCAGTACCTTACCGCCGTTATTCCATTTGAAACGCAGTATCTCAACTTCCCCCTCTTTAGACTTGTACTCTTTAGCTTCATGCCTCACCTTGTACACCTTACCCGTCAACTCGCTGAAAATCTTATCGGGCGAAAGGATATAACAATCTTTTCCGATATACCCGCGCTTTTTCATGTCTAAAAAAGTAGGCAGTACCTCTCTAGGTTTTTGGGTTATTTTTTCGACGGCTTCCAACATCGAAAGAAAGTAACAGCCGTAATTGCCGACTTCTAACGCCGCCCTCTGGATTCCTTTTATCACTTTGCGCCCCCTTAATTATTTAACCCGAACTTTATAGCGATAAACGACAGCACCGCGCCGATTAAAAATTTAAACGTTGCGTCAACTATCTGCTTCCACTTGTCCGCACCCTGTATCGCAGGGCGGATTTCAACGTCTTTTATACGCCTGTCATGCGCATTTATCGCTTCTGTCAATTCCAACACTTTAACCTTTACAATGTCCAACTCTCGCTGTTGCAGCTTATCGCTTATAACTACATCTTTAAGCTGTGATAGCATTTCTTCCATTTTATCAAGCCTATAATTTATTGTATCAATGTTAATTTCGCGCTCCATGATGTCCCCACATCTTTATAGTCATTTTGCGATTTTGAAAAAAAATAAGACTTCTTTAATCTGAATATTCAACCGGAACTAGCGCACATCGACAATTATAATCATCTATTTCGTCGGGCAGGTTGTGTATGTCATAAACGTTTCTGTTTAATTTCTTATGCGATTCACGAACGCGCCCGTCATTTGACGTAAGCCATCGGACTTTTGTAACACCTGCATTTATAAAAGTCGCTATGGTAGTCGATTTATTAAGCCGTGCTAATTGGTCATACGCGAAAAAACGAGCCATACGTGCGCTGGAGTCAAGCATTGATTTAGTTAAATCTTTTAAATCAAGCGTATCAGCTTTACCTGTAACGTATGCGGATATTTTTTCAAGAATTTTACGCTTTAATAAATCTTCTTCACCCTCGATACGCGCAATGGTGTTATCAAGATACATGGCGCGGATATTCTCCATGTTTTCATTATAAAGTTGCTGCTTATCGATTGAAAAAGAGTTGACTACTACCTGTGTAAGGTTGTCAGATTCTGCGCCTAATTTTTTAGTAAAGTTTCTTTGACTTTCTAAAAGAATATCAAAAACGGTAGCACGCATAGGGTCATCTTCGTCATCTCTTTGACTGTACTTCTCTTGCCATTCTCTTTCGCAATTTATCCGCGCATTTTCTAAAAACGCTTTTAAATTAGCCTTGTCCTGTGCTTCTTTGGCTTGCCTTTCAGCTTCAGCCATTTGGTCAAAAAACGCCGATAATCGTTCAAGCGCATTATCATCACTACCGTCATCGTCAAGCGTTAAGGTATCAATGTTAATTCCTGCATTTTTAGCGTGGCGCATAAAATCAGCCAAAAGCCCTTTGATAATTTTTGCATATTCACGTTTTAAAAGTTTCCGCAATTTTTCTTGCGCCGCAAAATAAGGACGCGGGAACCCATGCTTTGCAAAGTTTAGAAACGCCGCTTTTGAACCTTGCGCAATTATCTTATCTGCCATTTTTCAAAAAATCGTAAGTAGTCCCTAAAACTTTGGCAATGCGGCGTAAATCATCGTCGCTCGGCGTACTTGTAGGAATGCCCGTCATCCATGACGCGGTAGCAATACCTGCTTTTTCAGCCAACTCATCCCACGATAATCCGCGCCGCTCTTTTACTTTCATTATGCGCATAAATACTTCTGTCATACTTGTACACCCCCTTTATTGTCATTGCGCCCGGCGTTAAACATACTCCACAAATCTGCGTCCATATTTTCAGATTCTCCGCTTGAAAGGCTTTGCAATGTCTTATCGTCAATCTCAACGCTCGGAACGCATGAGTGCGCAATATTTACCGCCGATTCAAGGCTCATGCCTAACCCTGCAAGCTGGGCTGCAATCTGCGAAAATTGCACCCCTAGCTGCGCTTTATCATTTGCCGAGATAATAACGCCGTCATCAGGTTTAATCGTAACCGTCCGCGCGTATTTTGCCTGTTCTGAATTTTTACCAAAACAAGAGTAAACCAGTAATTCTATGCAATTTTTGAAAGACGGAGCAACGTTATTAAATAATAAGCGTATCGCTTCACTCTGTTTCAGCGTCATATCATCTTCGTTGTCGCTTGCAAGCCCCGTACTTTTTTCCGCGAATAAAACGCTCTCGGGAACCCCTGCACTTGCGCACAAGGCTAATCGGGATTCGGTGATTAACTGCTGAAAACCTGTATAGGTACGTTCAAGTATTTTAATATCTCCGACGCTGTTAATTGCTTTCGGGTGTAACATACTCCAGTTACGAAGTTGCTCCTCATTCAACTTAAAAAACTCTTTAGCATAGTCAACGCCGTTTTCAGCAAGCCCCCCGTCCGTCGGAATACTGTGATACATTAAAGACATTTGCTGCGCCATTATGGGTAAAGACATCTTCATTATTTGATAACTTTCAAAATCTTTTACCCACCCCTCAAAGTCAGAAGTCGACCAGCCCATCTGTTTAACCGCCGCCCAGAATGGAAGTTTTACGGGGCGTACCATTGCCATGCGCCGCGTACTTACTCTACATCCGCCGAGAGGTATAAAGAGGCTTTGCGTGTATAAATAATCTTCCGCCGTGATATTGTATTCAGGCGTAAACACGCAATTCCAACGGTCAGCGTTTACCCAATACTGTATAAAGTTCTTTTCGGGCAATGTGCTTAAAAGCTCATGAATTCCTGCTTGCGTACGCAAGGGGTTATCCCCCGTAAGTGCAGGGTATACGGCGGAGCCGCCGAAAATAAGAGCTTCAGTTATCGCTTTTGCGTAAGCGTCTGCAAAGCCGCATTTATTTGAATAATCTTCAAGCCTTTGTAAGTCATCGGCGGTAAAGTCTTTGCATTCAAATTGAACGCCGTCGAGCGATAAACATCCGGCTTTTTTGTTGATGATTCGCGCAGGTAAGCCCCCGTTAGCATAATAGGCGGTAGCTTCCTGCGGCGTTATCGAAACGGGGATAAAACTCTGCGTATCCATACCCGGATCGATAACTGTCCCGATTCCGCTTGTGGGATTAAAATAGCCGTCATGCGTTATACCTTTTTGAACATTTAAGGCATTACGCGCGGCATTCTCATTTAATGCGGTGATAATATTCTCTTTTGTTTTAAGGTATAAAGATTCTTTCAATTCTTTCGCGCTTTGGATTGCGCCGTCATTAGTCAAGTTTTCGCGCACTTCCGAGTAAAGGCAGTCGCGCACTTCCGTCAATTCCGACGCGTCTAAAGCTATCTCGGTATAACCGTCCAGCGTCGACTCCGTTTCAGCTTCATGCTGTGCAATTATCTCAAATACACGCCTGTGATTTGCGTTTGTCTCACTTTGTGAAAGCTGTCTGAATGTAGCCATTCTCTTTTACATTCTCCCTTGATAATTCTTTTAAGTTGAAAAAATCCGCGTCGCTTCGGACTATCCTATAAATTACATATTCAAGCGCGTCGCAAATATGGTCAGGCGCGTCTTCGCCTTTGCCTTTTTCAGGCATTCCCGTTTCTGCGTATTGCCGCGTTTTTAATGCTTCGGAAACAACTACCGTCTCTTTTGTATCAAAGACGTAAAGAAGTCCCATTCTAAATAATTTATTTATGTAAAAAACGCGGTCAATAATGCGCGGATTGCTAGTACCGATTCGACAGCCGATACCCTGTGATACAATTTCGTCTCTGTAGCCGCGTAATATTTCTTTTCCGGAACTATCGGGATACCACAATATTTTGTGTTCTGGGTAGCTGCTGCGCATAATAGAGGGCGCGCTGCCTATGTCCGTAAACTTCCAGCCGCGCACTATATAAAGTTTTTTATCTTTTTTAATAACCGCCGCTGCCATTGAAAAGCCTGAATTCAAATCCTGTCCGACAAGTATTGTATATTCAGCTCCGACTTCAAAAGGTTTGACGCGGCATTTATCTTCGTCATAATCAGGGTACACCCTGCCTGTGCGTAAGTTGACAAAACGCCCCTCAAGATATGCCATGCGCTCGTTTTCGTCATAAATTGCAAAAAGACTTTTAACATAACTTTCGGCGAGACTTGTATTAGCTTTCGTCTCGCCTCGTATCAATACATAACGCTGCCCCGTACGTTTTAGCTCCTGCACTACGTTATACAACCCACGATAACCCTGTACCGTTGTAAAGTATGCAATATACGGAATACGCCCGTCGGGTAACATAATGCGAGTGCGTTCACGGATTGCCTTATTCGCCGCCAAAACTTTCGACTGTGGAAGTTCGTCGATTTCGTCGCACAAAAATATATTGACGTTATAGGCGTAAATATCTTCGGGATTTTCAATCGCAATTAAAAAGAAAATCACCGTCCCGATAGCAAGAGTATTATCCTGCCTGTTAAATTTGTACGCGCTGTGCGTCCTTCTTAGAATTGCAAACAAATCTTTTAAAATCGTTTTTTTAATCAGCGTTATAGTTATGCTTCCAATACCTACCGCAATATCATAACCGTTATAAGTTTTAACAATGTCTAAAATACTTAAAACAATGGCAAAGCTCTTACCGCAACCGTAACCGCCTGCCAAAATAAACCAATCAATATTTGAAAATATATGCGGAGCGCGTACCATGTAGCGTTGGTGTACAAAAGGCGTAATATTTGCGTCATTCGTCTGCACTTTTGTCATTCATACCTCCGACTTCAACGTTACCTGCTTCAAGCAATTCCGACTGCGTTACTCCGTCAAGCCCTGCAAAGTTGATATTCAACGGGTCTCCCGTACCGAGTTTCACGGTTGCAGTATCTTCATAACCCCGTGCTTTACCTTTCATACGCAAGTACCATTTAGCCGCCGCAATATCTCCCGATTCTACCGCTTTATTTATAACATTCTCCGCGTTATCGAGCGTTATCTCTTTTTCATTTTTTAATGCGGTTGTGGCTTTTTTACTTCTTTCAATCCTCGCATTTACCGCGTCCCAGCCTATTGATTCTCCTCTCAATTCAATCAACTTTCGACGAACGTTTTGAATTATACCTTTTGAGCCTGCAATAGCTTCGAGTAGTTGTGCTTCTGTTATTTTTTTAGCCATTTCATACCCCTTTCGGTTTTTCGGATTTTCAAAAGAATAATCCTCATTCATATAGTCATTTTTACTTTTTCGTTAAATAAAAAACGCGCCGTACTCTCGGCGCATTCCCTTACTAAAATAAACTCCACTGCTCGGCTTCGTACCCTACATCTCGCTTAAATTGCAATATAGCCGCGTCTACTTCCTTTTCAAGGATTTGCAACTGTTGATGTGTCGCAAGGCTGCGATTGCTTGAGTATTCTTTCTGCTTCTTTCGCATTTCTTCGACCAATCCTACGAACGTTTGAACTTCCATAAATACCCCTCGCTTCATTCTTCGCGGAACTCTTGCCGCATACTCTTTGCCTTAAACTCGATACTTGTACAAGTTTCAGTCATTCGGTCATAGGTAGCTTTCCCGAAATATTCGACGATTTCCTTTTTTGAAAGATTTGAAATAATTACCGTCGGTAAGTCATCTTCGTATCGCATATTGATAATCGCAGGAATAACTGACTTTTCCGTTTTTTCATCGCAAAATCTTCCCACTTCGTCGATAACCAGCATTTTTTGTTTTACGTAAAAGTCTAAAACTTCCAACTTATTGCGCTGCGACTTGAAGTCCGAGCCGGATTCATATTCAACACATAGCTTGAATGAAGTGATATAAATGCCCTCGCATTCTCGGAGTACCGCACACCCTAAATGAGTTTTGCCCGTACCGTTGTTACCGCACAGTAAAAGCATTTTATTTTGTGGATCCGAAATGTAGCCCGATACGGATTCTTTCACGTCTTTTTGAAAATTGTCGCGCACGTGGTACGTGTCAATCGAGTGTTTGAAAAACTTCTTCGGGACGCCTGAATATTCATAGCGTTTTTGTTTGAGTAACAGCCTTTCTTCTTCCCTTTCCGCTTCCTGCTCTCTTTCCATCCTCTCGGATATGGCTGCAAGCTCTACATCCGTCAATTTTTTTGCGTCTTTCAATGCGGCGAACATCGGGTGAAGTGATATGCTTTGTATTTTAGGCGCGTTGTCATTCTGCTCTTTCATGCTTTTACCTGCCTAAAACGGGATATCAACGTCATCAACATCGACTTTATCAACGCCGCTTTTATCGACTGCGCTTCCTCTGCCTTGCCGATTGGGATTCCCCTGCGACATTTGAACGTATAGACGCGAAAACTGTTCGCACAGTTTTGCGCCGCTCATAATATTCGAGAACCAGAAGTTCCCGTCGCTCTTAACCCAGCGGATGACGCGCTCAATGTCAGTATATTCACGCTTGTCGATTCTGTGCAGCTTTTCAATGTCTTCAGCCCATGTCTCTATGTGTTTTCGAGGCGGACTATATGCCTTATCATATTTTTTATGCAGGGTGAATAAAAGCTCTGCCAATCGAGTGGATTCCGAGTCTGTTTTTTTAGTGTGAGGAGCCGATTGTGTCTCGGGGGAACGTCCA